CTGGAACTAGGAATAGACCCACCAGAAGCCACCGAGGAGAGCATCACAATATTGAATGGTATAACCCAGGACCTAGAAAAGAAGTTAAAGGAGAGTGAAACCTCAGTGCTCTGGATGTGGGGTACTACATCTCCCGAAAAGCGCCAGGGCATCATCGACATCTACTTACGGTCTCGCGGAAAAAAAAGAAAATCTGTGTAAACTCTTCTCCCGACGTTATATTATACTTCATCTAATTAAAATTTTGCCGGGGTCCCTTAGAGGTCGAGAGGACGGGTTTTGTAAACCCGCGGGATAAAACCCCATCGTGAGTTCGAATCTCACTCCCGGCTCCATGGAACGGTGCCCGAGTGGCTAAAGGGGAATGGCTGTAAACCATTTGACATTGTCTACGGCAGTTCGAATCTGTCCCGTTCCACAAAAAAACGCAAAGTGACTAATACTTATTAGAGTTAGGGCGTGTAGCTCAGTTTGGGAGAGCGCCGCATTTGCACTGCGGAGGTTTCGTCGGTTCGATCCCGTCCACGTCCACTGAAATCTTAGGGCCCATAGTTAATCGGTTATAACAGTACACTGTCACTGTACAATGGCGAGTTCGACTCTCGCTGGGCCCGCTGAAAAGTTTGAATCTGAGGAACAGGTTCAAATTTGTAGGTTCAAAAAGTTTAGGGCCATTATATCAGTTAGTTAGATAGCCACTCTGATAAAGTGGAGGTCCCCCGGGCAGGACGGGGATGGCCCACTAGATTTGAAAATAATCATAAAAGGAAAAACATGAAGAAGCGAGTTATCACAGGAGACTTTGTCACCCGCACGGACGCCGACGGCGCATGGATGGTAACCACCATCGCAAAGAATTACGAACTCAATGCCATTCAGGCTCGGATCTGCAAGGTAGGAGATCCCAAGATCGTTGAGTTCGTAGATCTCGAGTCGTTGACCGTGATCGAAAAAAAGTTTTGAAAATAACCGATTGTCTGTAGGTTCGATTCGTTAGAACCCAATAGTTATTTACATGAAACAATGTGAGTACTGCGGTTCTGACAATAATGGTTCTTACGGTTCTGGCAGATTTTGCTCTAAGGGATGTTCAAGAGGCTTTTCTACAAAATCTAAAAGAAAAGAGATTAACGAAAAAATTAGTAAGACGTTAACACTTGATCCATACGAAAAAATCTGTAAACAATGTGAAAAGAAATTTTCTACAAAAAAGAAGCATAAAAAGTTTTGCTCTCATCAATGTGCTATCAATCATCAGCATTCCGACCCCGTTGTTCTGGAAAAGTGGAGAGTTTCTAGATTAAAAGAAATCGAAAAAGGAAACATCGGATATGGTATAAAAGCAACGTATCAAGGAATTCGTTGCGATTCTGCTTTAGAGTATGCTTTTTTGAAATGGTACCATCTTCAGCACCCAAGCGCGAAGATAGAAAGATTCAAGGGTTACCTTGAAGGCGAAGGAATAAAGTATCAACCCGACTTCATCATAGATGAAAAAATCATAGTTGAAGTAAAATATACTTCACCATATATCGGTGAGAAACTCTCTGAAAAGTGGAAAACATATCTTTCAACTCAAGAAGCAAAAAAGAAGCTCTTGTCTGAACATGAATATCTTTGGATTACTGAAAAAGACATTGGACACAAATTCTATAGAATTTGTTTAGAAGAAATAAAAAATCTTAAATCTGTGTAAAGTCTTAACGTAAAACGATATACTAACGATATTCTTGGGCTGCAAGCATTAGCGGTGATGCAGTAGGCTTTTAACCTTCTGAACTGTGTTCAACTCACAGGCGGCCCACCAAATTCAATAACAAATTAAGGAGACAAACATGCGAGACTGCGCTGTCTGCGGAGGAAGCTTCGATCCAAACTCGCTGGCCAAGCAAATGGCCGGTGGACGAATCAATCAATGTCCTGATTGTTCAGAAGAACCTGCCGTCAGATACCTTGGCCTATCGGCCGGTGACGGCAAACAGGCTAGCTTAACAGTCCTAAAATTTGAGTCTCATGCCGACAGAGAAGAATATCGCCAGGCATTTTGGGTCAATTCAGGGATGATGGTAGGTAAGTCCTGCCAGCTGGGGTATCAGAAGCGGACCCCAAATGTCAAGTTCAAGACCGTGACTCAGTCCACTGCGACGAACCACAAGGGTCGTGCATGAAGATCTACAAGTTTTTCATGGACGAAAGACCGTACATGGAGGACGACTTTGTCTACGTGACAGAAGCGTGGAAGATCAAAAAGGAATCTTCGCCGGAGTTCGTTGGTTGGCGTCCTGGGGAACTCGTGGAAGAAATTTGTGGCGAACCTGTGAAAAGTTTCGAGCAGAAGTGATACCATGAACCATGGCATCTTTGAACTACTTCATCTCCGGGTCCATGATCACCACGAAGGAAGGCATCCAGAGGTCTGTCATCGTGTGGGACGACGGTCTTACCGGAGAGGTCGACAAGATCTGCATCAATGAACTGGTTACCATCGTAAGAGACCAAGACGAGTACGGATGGATCAAGGTTCTGACACCTCGAGGAACCATCGGATTCGTCCACAAGACCAACGTGCGGTCTCCCCTCGTGGAACTGTGTAAAGTCTAAAAAGCGTGATGTAATATCTCACAATGGCCAAGCACAAACAAGTAACATGGAAGGACGGCAACAAGCCATCCCCAGTGCTGCGTCCGCTGCCCTATTGGCATGACATTCCGGTCACGGAAGAATACTCAAAGGTCCTGACGGAAAAGCTCGTACCTGGGAATATGTTCTTCACCGTGAAACCGCTGAACAGGGCCGTCCACGCAAGAGGATATGCAGACCCTCCATACCCATACCTGACAGAAGGCCACAAAGGCGCTGAAATGTACCCGCGAGGTTCAATGGCGGTCTACGCCGGAACCGTCAGGGTCGAGGAACAAAAAGGTAACAGCGTCGTAAGGGTCGTCCGCCACAGCTTCATCATCGCCGGCTCCAGATACATCACAAACAATTTAAATCACTTCATGCCCATCTAGGGTGCAAAGTCGCAGACGATCATGGTAGTATTAGACCATGAAGAACACCACACCTCAAGCAAAAGCAAAAGAGCTCGCGGAGCTCCTGCATCCTGGCTGCCAGGTTGAAGTGAATGGATACCGCAACACCCGTGGAGCAGGAGGAAAGAAACCCCCGTACACGGCCCAGCTGTTCCTGGATGGGAAGGTCGTCTTGACCGCCCAGGAACGTGACTGGAGGCAGGCCTACAAGACCCTCCAGATTAACTTGAGCAAAGGAACCATTGTATGACCAAGGAACAGAAGATCGCAGCCTACAACCGTCTCCAGGGAACCATGACCGTGGTCGAGGAGATCGTCCGTCTCTATTCACCCGAAGCGCCTGTACTGGCCGACCTGATGCAGGCCTACACGGGACTGAAGATGGCCCAGAACAACCTGGGTTGGGATCCTGGAGAAAAGTGACAGGGTCTGTGCAAAGTCGCGATTCGGCGTGATACGATAAGAAAGTCAAAGGAAACACAACATGACCACGATGCAAGTACGAACGTTCCTCAAGGTTGCTCCCCTCCTCCCGAAGACCACGTCGGTTCTTCTCCGCGGTGCCCACGGCATCGGTAAGAGCCAGGTCGTCCGTCAACTGGCCAAGGGCTTCGGCCTCGATGTCACCGACCGTCGTCTCAGCCAAATGAGCGAAGGTGACATGATCGGTCTTCCTTCCACGGACGGCGAGGTGACTCGGTTCAACCCGCCCGAGTGGTACAAGGACGCATGCGATCGACCCGTCTGCCTCTTCTTGGACGAGCTCAACCGAGCGACCCCCGAGGTCATGCAGGCGGCCTTCCAGATCGTCCTCGATCGTGAGCTCAACGGCTGGAAGCTCCACCAGGACACTCGAGTCTTTGCGGCCATCAACACCGGCGGTACCTACACCGTCAACGAGATGGATCCGGCTCTCCTCGATCGCTTCTGGACCGTGGACCTCACGCCTGACGTCAAGGACTGGCTGACCTGGGCCAAGGAGTCCGGCACGATCCACGAAAATGTCGTGTCCTTCATCGCCGGCAACGAAAAGTGGCTCGACCCGCCCAAGAACGGCGATCCCGGTGCAGTCAGCCCCAGCCGTCGATCGTGGGAGCGTCTCAGCACTGCCCTCACCCTCGCCAACGTGGCAGAAACCCCAGACGACTCCATGTTCTACCCACTCTGCCTCGGCTTCGTCGGGACGGAAGCCACCATCGCCTTCCACGGCTTCGTGAAGACCATCGATGCCCAGGTCACCGGCCAGGAAATCATCGAGGAATACGGCAAGGTCAAGAAGAAGATCGAGAAGCTGGGCCAGGAAAAGCTCAACATCGCCATCGAAAAGATGGCGGACTATGTCACCAAGAACCTGACGACCCTCAACGACAACCAGGGTAAGAACCTCAAGGCATTCATGGACAACCTCCCTGCCGAGCTCCGGGTGTCCGCCTGGTCAAAGCTGACCGCGGGCGGAGTGGAGAAGCTCGAGCTCGCCAAGTCTGTCCACAAGTGGTGTGTCGAAGGCATCCTCGGAGTCTTCGGCGTCGAAAAGGGTGCAGCCGGTGTCGGTCAGGCTCCGGCAACCCAGCCCAAG